TTCATCGCATGTAGTCTAAAGGGGATCCACCTTTTCTTTTTGCCTTTTTAGAGGCTCTCTCAAACAGCTTTTGTGCTTTCTTTGTTTGTCTTCTTTGCTGGTTTAGCATTCTAGCTTCTTTGTCTGGCCACGGCCATCCACCTGCTTTTCCAATAAATTGTTGCTGACCCGGGAGATAGGAGTTAGTCATAGAGTTACCAATATTGTAGCCCATATCTTGCCCCTGTTTTACGAGAGAGTTTTCAAATGCGTATCGTTGTGCTGCAGCCATTTGATTATCAAATGCTTGTTGCTTTGCTGCCTCTTTCATTGCTCTCCTTTTCTGTATCTGCTGTGTAGTGAGTGAAGCTAGTGCTCCCACTCCCGCTCCAATAAGTCCTCCTACTGGTCCAAACATCAACCCAATTGATGCACCCTGCCCAGCACCAGCCAATCCTCGTCCTATTCCCTCTCCAGCAGTTATATTAGTATCATCATTATCGTCTGCTACATGTTCAACTGCCCTGCCCCCAATTGCAGCTACTGCTGCTGCAGGATTAGCCCAGCTTGGATTTGCGCCAGATGCGGCTAAACCAAAATTCTTACCTGCTTCTTGTGCACCCTTTTTAGTTGCTTCTTTAGTTACTTCTTCCCCTAGCTTTTTAGTGCCCTCCAACACAACTTCCTGTCCCATATTAGGTACAGTAGAAGTCATAACTTGTTTTGATCCCTCAGTATACATAGGGTTCATTATTACATTAGTTACTGGACTAGAAGCCTCTGCTGCCATTTTTCCTCCCTGCACTATATTGTTTAAGTTGCTTGTGCCTACATTAGTTGAGTATGCAGCAAGGCTTGTCCCATAGTCCTTTGATGCTTCTTTCAATGCAGCATCTTGTGCTGCAGATTTAGCAGCTCGTCTAGCACCAATGTCTTTTACAGCGTCTCTGGCCTCTCCCAAAAACTCTTTACTAGCTAGACCACTAGCCTCTTGCTGCAGCTGTGCTTTACTTGCGGCATCAGCTGCTTCGGCTTCTCTTCTTCTTCTCTCTTGCTCATCTCTAACTTCCTGTTGAATTTGAGCAAGTTGCATTGCAGACTGTTGCGCGCCAGCCATTCCAGACATAGTGCTAGTATATCCTGATGTGGCAGCAGATGTAGGCATTGCGTATGGGTTACCTACCGCACCGCCTGGCTGGTACGCTCGTCTAAATCCTAAATTGACATTAAAGTTACGCTTAAGGTTTCTCCCAAACCTAGTATTGTCAAGTAGTTTGTTTGCACCATAAGTAAGTGCTCCACTGATTGCAGCATCTTTTGCACCTGCTTTGATCGCAGGGCCCATAGTTCCTTCTAGCGGTTTTTCTTTAACGTCGTTTATAAATCTATATGTAGGTCGAGCATTTGTCTCCTCAGCCCCAAAATAATCATGGTTTCTCCAATCTCTGAAAGTTGGGGGATCACCCTGAAATGGGTTTTGAGGACAATCTCCAGTCAAGCAGTAGTCTGCGTAGCTGTCATACCCAGAGTTTTGATAAGCTCTGTCCATGATGCCCATGTATTGGTTGTATGCTGCTCTGTCTGCTCGTCTATTCTGTATAAGTGGGGATACTATACCGCGTGTAAGTGCACTAGCCCCAAATGTTATACCTGCATTACGCAATGCTTTGTTTGCAGCATCATCTCTAAACGGTCCCGCTCCTTGATACTTATTTACACGCTTCTTTTTATTGTTAGTTGTTTTCTTTCTAGCCATGATTATCTAAAGGATTGTCGGAACTTAGTTCCTGCGGAATACAAATATACTAAATTACCCTCTTGATTGTTATTTATTAAACGTACTCCTAAATAATGATCTATAAATCGCTTCTGGTTATACCACGATTTATTAGTATCTATATAGTCATTGTTTATGACCCCTTCTTCCGTAAACATTGTGGTCGTTGGAGAGATTGTCGTAGACCCTTCATTAAAGAGATCTTGGACGTTGAGTTGGCCATTAGCCAGTACTTCTGAGGCGTTAAAATCATACTTACTCATATCTCTAAACTCGTTAATATACCAAAAATTATTTACGAGCCTAGCGTTAGTTAAATAATAAATGTCTTTTTGTTCAGAGATCTGCGTACTGTTGTATACGTAAAACTCAGTAAATCCGGGAGAGGTTACTTTTGCTATTGTTAGGTTTTGACCTGCCCCTTTGGAAGCCACTTCTTCTGCCCAGTATCTAACCGCACTAAATATTTTAGCTTCTCCTACTTGTGAGTTATCTATGTACTCAAATTCAAAGCTATAAGTTTTGTTGTAAAACGATCCGGGATTATTTAAGTCAGAGTGTTCCCAAACATTTCCCTCGCCTCCGTTAATGAGGCTGTAGTACTCTCTTTGGTTGTTTGCAAAGATTACTGGGAGATAGCTGTGTCTGCTACCCCACACTTTAATTTCTGGGTAATAAGAAACAGTCCAACCGGATGCCTCAAAGTTTGAAGTATCAGAGAATTCAAAAACTGCCTTTCCTCCGCTTTGAGGGAAGGTGCCTCCTAAAGTTATGGACGTAGTGCTTACTGAATCAACTGTTACAGTATAGCCCCCAGTTAAAATACTAAGCAGCTCCCCTTTGGGAATAAGCTCTTTTTTAGAGAGTATGATTCTTTTGTACTTGGGATCATATACTGAATTAAATCCAAAGTATTCTGTTGGTGAATCAAAGTTTAAGTCTCCACTAAAATCTATGTAGGACTCTAGTTCGTATGGAATGTTGTCCAAGAACCACTTCTCCATCCCAAGAGAGCTTAGCTCTGATATGTTCTCAGACATCATGTATACCTTACGGTCTTTACGATTAACGAAGAACTGTCCAAAGCGTGTAGTTAATGAGGCAAACTGGCAATCAGTCCCTCCGTACCCCTCTGTAGTTGGGATCATTTCATCAGGATTCTGCTCGAAGATATCCCCACTCCCAACAAAAGCTTGAGTGTTGTCACTAAGACCCAGCTGTTGTCTACCTCTTGTAACAAACAAAGATCTCTCTGTATGCATGTACAGGATGGACCCCAGAGTAAATACCTTGGTTATCTCTCCACGATTCTTAGGAATGTCCTTGTAGTCTAGTGCTAAGAAGAATCTGTATTTATCTTGTATGCTTCCGTCATCTACAGTAGAGCGTATTGTTCTAGTTGGGTAGAATGTTGGGTTAAACAACTTCTTTGGACGAGGTGCTGTAACCTTTATATCCTGCACCGCAGAGTAGTTGTTCATATACAGCAGATTCTCCGACTTTGTATAGTCATTGTTTGGTCCCCCGAACAATACATCTGCCCCAATGGAGGCATCAAAAAATAGGCTTTCGGCAGGTGTTACACCTGCTGAATTATCTCCCTGATGTCTAAAGCCTAGCAGGTCATCTGATTCACAAAAGAAATTGTATACTGTAGCATATGGGTCTACTGCTCTATATTGGTATTGTTGATTATGCACCCCCGATGTGTTCCAACCATAGCTAACCCAATTCAGTTTGTTCCATAAATCAAAGTCCTGATTCCAATCACCATTTTCCTCCAACCAAACTGGGTTGAAGAAACATGCACCATAATCTTGCGACGTAGTTCTAAACGAGTACCGTCCTACATAGGTATCTCCCCCAAATACAGTACTGGTTCTATAGATGTAGGCATTATCCTCTTCTTTTGCCTCTCCGCTTCTTGCATCGTCTAAGGGCTGGTAATACCCTGTCCATACAAGTCTCTGCTGATCAAATGGCTTGTAAACATTCGTCTTGTAACTGCATAAGTTTACTAAAAATAGTGTTGGCCAAGACCTATATTCCCCGGTACCTACAATTGAATTAAGTTCGTTTAACCTCCTATTATTATTAGCAACGATTTCATTATCTTGAGCACTAAACCACCTGCCGGTTCCGGCAAGGCTTGGGGAGAACCACTTTGCGTAGGATGCAAGTGATGCCTGTGCATATATTATATCGTCAGTATATCCAAAATTTCTGTGCTCTACAAGAACAGGAAGACCAGATACCAGACCAAATACCGCACAAGACTCTCCTGCAAAGTGCATGAGATAATCTACATTATTAAACGCTGAGCTGTCTGTGTTTTTAAGAAAGGTACTTCCAGTAATATAACTTCGGCTGTTGGGGGATATTGCAAAAATAGTTTGGTAGTTATTTACCCAGTATGCTAAACTCTGGGCTGTCTGATCTGTGTTCCAGCTTCCACCTTCTAATACTTTACCTGGATTTTTGTATCGCTGCGCTACCCAAATAGAGGTCCAGTAATTAACAGCACCCACGGGCTCTGCATCCGCTATTGCATCATAGTAACCATTGTCATTGTCATCTACCCATTCAGACCATTGCGTGTTTCCTATTGTACTATTTATCCAGACTGGGTCAAGAACATAATCCTCAGTTTCTTCGCTCATTTTATTATTTCCTCCCACCCACATACGCATGGTGAGGACTTTTTGAACATCAATATGGCTAGCACCGCTAAGTGTGTGCTTGTTCTTTAGCAGATTGAAGTCATGAAAGGAAAAAACAGACATAGCCCGATATCTACCAGCAGGAGAATTAGGCGCGTTTGTAATTTTAGGATATTTAGAATACCAAGGAGATATTAAACCTTTAAGAAACCATGCATCTGAGTAAGGACCATTAGCAGCAGAGATCATTCCTGTTGTTACTGCTATTACATCTTCATACCAAGAAGGGATAACAGTGCTTTGTCCTATTACAGTTTTTTCTTGCTGCGTTCTTTTAGCATAGTAAATTTTAAATCCTTGGACCTGATCTTTAATAAACTTAGGTATTGGGATATTTGAGAATTCTACACCTAGTATTTTTATACTCTCCTGCAAAATTACTCCCGCCCCATCATATGAGTTTTCATTTTGCCCAAACAAGTTGGGGTATGTTTGACCGTCCGCCTCGTCCAGTTCGTCAATAAACGAGAAGTTCAAGTTTTTGTTTGGGGGCATTTTGTGGTGCCTAACCTTTTCATTTTGAATGCTACTTATCTCAATTGGGGTACCATCATTGTTAACACTCCAAACTGTAAACTCATCGTCTGTGGGATAACGCTCATCTTGATTTTCCCAATAGCTCATTTCTGTAGAGTCCTGGTCTATCAGATACTGCGTATCAGTTATTTCATGCAGACGGGCATCTGGGTACAAATCTTGAAATTCTCCTATATCAAATCCATCAAGAATACTGTTAAGGTCACTAGCCGTAGCATCTGTAAGCGGAGCATTTTCATATACAGTGCCACCTTTTATTGTTTCTACTTCTCTTCCTGGGATGTGATATGCGTAAGTTTCAGATCCATCTTTTAGTACAAAGGATATGTAGAATGCATAAACTTCAGATCTTCTGTATCCTCTATAGTTGTGAGAAAGGTTTACATCTTTGTAGCCTTTTCTGACCTTAGAATTAAAGTTACCGTCGTTTAAGTCATCTTGTTGAATATTACGGTACCGGGTAGTAGAGTCCGCAAAAGTTCCATTTTGGTAACTGTTGTATCCGTCATTTAATATTGTGCTGTGTATTCTTTTTGGATCAAACTTTTGTACAGTCTTAATCTTGGGTGCGGTTGTAATGCTGTTTGCAAATCGTTGGTATCCAATATCACCACGCGCTCTTAGGTTAGAGATGTACAGTCTATTGTCTAGCTGCACAAAAGACTTTGCGGTTTCGTATCTTACAGAGTCTATTACAACCTCAGATATAGAAGCTGATGCTACTTGCTCAAGTCCAGTGTATGTAATCTCTAAAGACGCAAACAGTTGATCATCTATACCCTCTGGTATCTTTACAATATCTAGCTCGTAGGCAAATTCACTAGACTCTTGGCTATATCCGCCCCCAAAACGTTGTATAATTACGGGCCGGACGTGCGTGTAATTAGATGGGACAGGAATGTCTACTACCCAGCTAATGGATTTATTTGATTGACTCCCTTGTGGGTCACCAGTTATTGTTTCTGTAGGAATAGAGTCTTCATGCTCAGTAACTAGATGTACAGGATTAGAAGTTATTAAGTAGTTAGTTCTATTAAGATCCTCATCTACATATGCAATTGCAAGATGATAGGTGCCACTTACTACTCCCCCGCCCTCTTCTATTTTAACGTTTCTAAACTCTGGTATGAATCCTGAGTTCAAGAATAGATCTAATTTTTCTACTGTGTAGTCTTCATTATTATACAGCTCAGCCACTGTAGAGCTTTGTTCTTGTCGAGTAATATTAATTACCCTTGGTGGGTTATACTCAGATATGTACTCAATACCTGTAGCAGGCTCTACAGTTTTTTGCATATAGTTGTCTGTAAAGTAGACAAGTATTTCACCGTTAACATCAATCTTAGATGTAGCCTCTATTGTATTGGACGCTTTAAAATTTAGACTGCTGTTTCTGTAGATAATAGTATTGGTCTTTGCAGATGGATCTACAATAGAGATAGCGGACGTGGGGTTTGCGTTAAATGTGTAATTAAAGAATAAAACTATCCTCCCATCTTTAAGCGCGCACTGCCCGATAATATTATCTATTGTAAATCCTCCTACATTTGTGATAGCAGCAGTACCTTGCTCGTTTACAACAGCACCTTTTTGATAGTACAAATTAGCATTAAGGGCATCCCTGTAGGTGCCCTCCGGTTGATCCACTCTTTCTGGATCTTTTATCATTCCTGCTGTAAACTTCTTCATTAATGCTCTATTATACTAAACCAAAAACTACAAATTAAAGTGTCTGTAAAAAAGTGATATCATCTGCGGTTAGGTTTCCATCCGAGTCATGGGATAGTTTCATCCCAACTTCTACGGCTTCAGAGGATTCGTGTAGAATATGAGAAACAATAGCTTCGGACCCTATTGCATCTACTAAAGCTTGGAGCTGTGCATCAAAATTTCCTGTTAGTCTAAACATTACCCAAAGTTTTGAATAGTATCCTCAATTATTTGAAACACTCCGTAGTCTGTTTCCTCCCCCGAAAACGCTCCTGTGTTGCTCCCCAAAATTTTGAAATAACTAGCATCTGTCTGGCTATCAAACCTAACTTGTATGCTCTTTATTGTAGGTGCGGAGCTGTAAGTTGCTTTTTGAAATTCTATTTGCCACCAATTATTTGCCGCTACGCTGTTACCGAGGGTCCACCACATGCTTGCTGTACTGCTGTCCACAGCCTTCCATCCATCGTATGTTGAGCTATAGCTATGCCCATAGGTTATTTTAATGCCTGTTTCTGAGGTGTCAGATGTTAGAGCTGTTGTTGGGTATTCTGTACCTGTCTGGCCCTGACCCGTAAAAAGTCTAAGGTCTTCCATTGCAAGGCGAGAAGTTGTAGCTTGCCCTGTACTTGTTACTCCTTGAATTCTTACGTATGCATTCTGAATAAAATTAACGTCATATGTAGTGGTAGCAGCAGAACTTTGGATGTTGTCACCAAACTCCTGTGCCTTGACGGTAACAGTACGAGTGCCAGTAGTTGAGTTAGTATCTGAAAGAAGTAGCGTGTCGCTAAGCCCAGAAGCGTCGCTTTCTAGTAAGTGGTCTACATTAGCATCGGAGACAGTTGTCGTTCCCCCAACGGCAGCAGAGCATTCATAGTTGGGATTTGTGTAAGAGCTGTGGTTAGTTACCGTTACTGTTACAGACCCAAACGTACCTCCTGCTACAGAAAGAGTTGGAGTAGTAGAAGTGGTCCCACCACCAGATGGAGGAGTCTTTCCATTTATTGAAACAATGTTCGCCATCGCTATTCCGTTATATGATATGATCTCTGGCATAATCCACTCTTACACTCTTATGTAGGTTGGAGATGGATCAAACCAAATAATGTAGTAATTAACTGATGAGATGGTAACTCCATTAATTACGTACCCCATCTGTCTTACAAAGGCACCAGAGGCTGGTTCTGTAAGGGTTAGCTCTCCGGTGTTAGATGGGTCTAGAAATACAGGATCTCCTGCACTGTTACTATAAGTTCCGTTTACGTCAGAAGCCGGAATAGTAGCCATACATCGAAGGTAAAACGATTGAGCTCCGCTGCTCAATGTTCTTGGGGCAAGGAATGCAATTTGATCAATATTTGTAGATGTAGAAGCTGAGTCTAATAGCTCTGGGTATAAAGTTGAACCACTTAAAGTATATACTTTAAACTCCGTGACTGTGCTTGTAGCAGCTTTTGGTATTGTGATAATATCTCCAGCTGTAACCTTAGCGTTTGATGCATAATAGTTTCCATCTCCTGCATCATACCGCTCCCCAGCTCTAGCGTTATAATCACCTGTAAATTCTACAGCTCCAGCTACAGTTAAAGTATTTCCGTCAAACGTTAGATTTGCTTCTGCGTTTAACTGATCGGTGGTAGCAGTTGCAGTTGTAAGTCTATTGTCTGATTGGTTAGTTACTGTAACACCCCCACTACTGACCGTGGCCCAATCTACATTACCACTTCCGTCTGTTTGTAGTACCTGATTAGCAGTTCCATCAGCAGTCGGGAATGTAAAGTAAGCAGAGCCACTCGTGTCACCAATGGTCAACTCTCCTGAGCCTGCTTTTATACAGAAGATACAGTTGCCCGAACCATTCAGAAATTCATATTGTCCAGTAGTGGCATTAAAGTATAAGCCTGTCTGCTGAAGAACACCACCAGTAGATTGGTACCTAAACGCATACTGATTTGCAGTAATAACCAACGTAGACGCTGTGTTGCTGGTCATATCCAAGTTAAAACCGTTCGCGTCAAGGTCACCGCCCAACTGTGGGGTGGTGTCTTGTACAATATCAGTAATACCTCCTCCTGAACCGTTAGAAGCCGCAGTGATTCTTCCTTGAGCGTCTACGGTAATATCTGCATTAGTATAACTGCCTGCACTTACTGCCGTGTTGTCAAGGTTAATAGTGATGGTTCCGGAGCCGGTTATTGGCCCGCCTGAAGAACTTAGACCAGTGCCTCCAGCAACATCAATTGACGTTACTCCTTCATCACCATCTACTAATATTTTCTTCCAAGTTGCCATTTACAAAAGCTTTACGCCTTTTCTAGTTTTTTTCCTTTTGCAGGAGCTTTAGGTTGTTCTGGTGCCGGCGCTTCTTGTTTTGCTTGGAGTTTAGAAAACTCGTTTTCAAGTTTATCCATAAGAGTTACTACTGTGCGAGCGTCAGATACTTTGACGCTTGCTCCTTTTGTAACTTCTATCAAGAAGTACACTTCAGTTATGTCTAAATTTAACATTGTGTTTGGTTTTTAAAATGTTTCTATTTTGCCTTCAGTTGATTCTGAAGTTTGTTTACTACGTCTGCCAACAAAAGTACGTCCTTTCCATCAAACTTTGCTTCGTGCAAAGTTTTTAAGATGAACGTCAACTCTTGTTGGGTCAGGGTGTCAGTGGTAATCCCACCGACATCCCTGCCCTTACCAAGAATAGGCATTATTATGAGTAGATGTAAATATCCTGGTTAGCAGAATTGATGTACATGTTCCCAATTTGAGCCAAAGCTGCCGTAGCATTGCTTGAGTCTCCAGATGCTGTGTGGACAGTAGAAACCCAAGCATCGGGGGAGAATCCACCACCAGCAACAGAAGCATCACCGCCTGCGTAGTCAACACCGAAACGTCCAGACTCTTGTGACTGATCCCAGCCGAATACTTTGTTAGCAAGGCCAGTGAAAACAATACCAGCATCTACGTTGGTAGAGCCATTAGAGTTCAATGCAATAAATGTATCCTCAACCAGGAGGTTAGTCGTGTCAAGAGTAGTGGTGGTGCCGCTAACCGTCAAGTTTCCAGTAACTGTCAAGTTGTTGCCGATAGTAACGTCGTTAGGAAGACCGACAGTAATTGTCTGACCTGATGCTGAAGTTTCAATCTCATTTGCTGTACCGGCAATTGTCAGTGATTGAGAGTCAAGATCAACAGCTCCAGTTCCGGAATCACCTGCAATATCAAGATCTTCTGCTGTAATTTGAGCGTCAATGTAATCCTTAATAGCTTTAGCAGAACCAATTGTATTGTGCGTATTAGACACACCGTCAGTGAAGTCGGTGTCAATTGTAATTTCTGCTACAGTCGCTGCGCTGCCCAATACGTTACCGAGAACCTTAAGCGAGCCAACATTTTGAATTTTAGCGTAGGTTACGTTAGCGGCTGCGATTTTTGCAGTTTCTACAGCGGCATCAGCAAGCTGCAAAGTATCAATACCGCCATCAGGGACAGCGATATCAATCGTATCAGTACTAGAATTACCAGTGATTGTGATACCGTTACCATTGGTAAGGGTGAGGGTGTCCGTCGCACTACTAGCTACTGGGTCTGTTCCGTTTGGAGCGTCAATTGTAGAGAATGCGTTGGTAGTAGCACCAGCATTAAATGAGTAGGTAATTGTACCTCCACTTTCTGATACGCTAAGATCACCGCTAGCTGCAAATGTGATATTATTACCAAGAGTTACGTCAGTGGTTGTAGAGCCATCTGTAACTCCAATGTGATTATTTGATATGTCCGTTGATGAGTTAAGATCTAACCCCGATACAAGGACCTTTTTCCATGTTGCCATAGTATACTATTTTTAAATTTATAAATTATTACTTTTCGAAAAGTTGTCGTAAATATATAAAATATTCCCTTACGTTACTCCAAAGAATAAATTGTCGTCATCATCTGCATACATACCCCCAGCAAAAGCTGTAGGGGGTGATGCGGCAGGGAATCTTTTAAACTCTACAACCCCATCGAGATTAATGTGCCCAGTACCGTTGGGGGTAAATACTATATCCCCATTACTTACTGACACGATTGATTGTCCATTAACATCTAAGTCACCTCCTAGTTGAGGTGTTAGATCTTCGACTACGTTTTCTAATCCGCTACCGCTTCCTACTTCTGTCCAGTCGTTTGCATCCGTCCAGGTTCCACCTTGGAAGACATATGCTGTAGTACCTACAATAGCAAGAAAGCCATCTACCTGTAAGTTTGTAGACAGCGCATCTCTTTCTGTGGTATCAGCAAAGAATCCAAACCCCTTAATTTGATTCCCAGTCGCATCTAGAATAGGAGCATTAGCGTTGTTATGCGATACTGGTCCTGGAAAGATTGGCATTAGAAGTCAATAGTTAAGAGTTGAGTAGGATTTGAATGCGAGAAGGCTTGGTCATAGGTGCTTCTGTAGAATCGGTAAGATGCTGTTAGTCCATAGTCGTTAGTAATATTGTAGTCTACTGGTGATTGAAAGTCAGACAGTACGTTGGTCGAACCATCCAGTAGTACTTGGTTTAGGTTTCCCCAAGCTGCCGGATATGCTATCCAAGTGTAGTTTAGGGCTGTATTCATTGCAGAAGTTGCAGCGATAGTAAAATCACTTTCACTTCTTATATTGTTGTATCCATCAGTAATCAGAGCCCATAATGCTGCTGCTTCTGAATCTGAAGTTATTGAGCTGGTTGAGTGTGCTCCTACACGAACTCTGTATTGCCAGCTAAATCCTCTTGAGACACTAGTTCTAGTTACATCACTCCCACCCCCAGAGTCTATCACTGTAAGTTTGTATTGCGTGGTAGATGTAGTACCGGGATCTAGTGTAATTACAGAGGCAAGAGTTGCTGATGTAGCATCGTCTGCAAATCCGCTCTCTATTACAGTGCTACTTCCTTGTATAAACTTGACACTGTCATCTGTAGTCTGAGTAGGATCTCCTACGCTGTAGTTAAACCCATGTATTTTAACTCCTCTCCCTATCTCTAAAGTGGCCCCAGTAGTATTAGTGGGACTGCCATATGTAGAAGAGGTAGATTCAAATGCAGCACTAAAGCTTGAGAATGTGATGCTCGTGAGGTTATATTTCTCTAGTATGTTTCTAACCACCTGCTCTAGTGATGTCCCAGATGCTATTGGGCTACTCATATGAGAGAATGCCGCATCTGTGTTCGTAATAGTTATTGATGAACTCAGTGTTGCATCTGTGTCTGGGAAGTCTACATTCTCCCATACTGATGTGCTGCTATTGTACTGCAGTATCTGATCATCAGTTGGACTTGTAATAGTCACATCGTCTAAGTCATCAAGGTCCTCGTTAGGAGTAGGAGTTAGAGATGCTGCAGGTGTCCAAGCATATCCATCGGCTGTTGTATACTTTAGAAGCGTGTTATCTGTTGGGCTAGGAACATCCTGCAGATCTTCTAGATCGTGTGGAGATGTAGCAAAAAATGCATTGAGGGCAGTTACTGTATCTGATGCAGTTGCGCCCCACACTGTTCCACTAGTGTCTTTGTAGATATCACCGTGTGGGAGAGCACTAAATACTCTGTCGTCATTAACCTCATCTTTGAGGTCTATAGCTCCTACCCGCTCTGATGCAGACAAACCTCTAGGCAAGAATCGTCTAGTACCCAGAGGAGTTGTCAAGTCCCCGGAGTCTACCGTAATAACTACATGGTTACCACCTTCATTTTTTATAATGTACTTACTAGCCATTATTCAATCTTCAGTGTTCCTGCTGTTAGTTTTATTTCTGAGATTGCTGGATTGTCCGTCTGTGTTGGGATTCTAACAAACACTGTTGCAGATTGTATACTGCCCACCAATGAAGTTTCGTCTCCCTGTATTTCCTGAACTAGTGCCCCAAGTGAATATGTAGTATCTCCAATGATTGTTTCCTGCCCAGTCTCATTGTTTACCATAACAACTTCTACTTCTAAAGGACCAGTTACTCCTACTCCTGTAGCCAATCCGATTGTGTAGGCATATGTAATAGTCATGGAAGATGCAAGACCTGTCACCAACCAGCTATCTGATCCATATGTGATTGTTGACGTCCCAAGTACAAAGCTGTAACCATCACTTGGAGGATTGAGCAGCTTGTAGATTGTATCGTTACCTGCAGGGATTGAAGAAATAATATTTGTATTTGAGGTCCAAGCAACGCTAGTAGTCTTACGTGTAAGATTTGTAGAGGACGCTTTGGTTGGGACACCGTTGGATATAGGCATGTTATCCACCAGATACTTGTACTTGTCTCTGCTGAGGGACTCTCTCTGATTAAGTCCTGCAAATCCTTCTGCGTGTCTGTTAATGTTTGGAATGAGTCTGACCCACTGATCCATGAATGACTCGTATCCGTCAATGTCTGGGAAGTTAGCTGCATTACGTGCTTGTGTGCAGTAGTACTTCCATTGCATTTCAGCAAACTCATACCCTATCCCATTTTGAGATGGGGCCATATTACCAAGCAACATCTTCTTGTATACGTACCAGAACATAGCCTCCTTAAATGAGATATCATCTGGCACAAGCGGGAAGCAATCGTCATCTACTGGGAATGCCATGTAGCTAATACAAACTCTGCCCTGAGAGAAAGATGTTTTAATCTTATCTGCCTCTACGTAGTAACATCTAAATGGGAGGTTATTGTCGTTGATGCAGTCCGGGCAGTCTACTGTTTTAGGAAAGCTTGTTCGGCATTTGTTGAGTACAGTCATGTGATCTGCTCCCGCCAGTTGGTTTTCTAAAACCTGTAGTCTAGAGTTTATCTCGTTAAGAGTATAGTTATATGAAGCTCCCCCATTTACAATAGCGTCTATTCGCTCTAAAAGGGTATCCATCTGCTGTGAGATGATTACCCCTTCTTCTGTCTCGTTTAGTGCTACTTGGTTGATATAAAACAGATCATTTGGAAGAGCTGCTTTATAATCTTTTATTGTAAGCACACATGTCTTTAGTTCTAGCTGTGGTGCTGCTCCTATATGCTCCAGTGCTTCTCCCATCCATTCAATAGCATCGTCAACCCAGTTATCAGTATTAGGGTTGATGTCTCGGAATATCTTGCGGATAACGACCTTACTAGATATTGTCTTATATATTGCCATGCTTCTTGAATCTGAGGTATGCTAGTTCGTCTTCTTTTAGTAGCTTAGTTAGCTTTTCTTTATTCCCCTTAATTCCACGGGTCGGGGTAAACCTGTATGCTGTCTTGTTAGGGATCTTGCATCTATGCTTTTCCCAGTGGTATTTACAGTACCATGGATCGGTGTAGTATATGAACCACTTCTCTCCATCAGGGTTGTCTTCTGAGTACAATGTCTTGCCTTCGGCTAACAACTCCTGTTTGTACTTGTTACTCTCCCACCAATCTATCGTAGGCTTGGACGGATTACGTTCAATCCTACGGATAGAAAGGTTGGAAAGATTGTTTTTCATATTGAACACATCACCCTCAAGGACACCCTCTATAACTTCTATGTTGAACTTTTCGCAGATTTCCTTAAACAATTTCTTGCTGATGGGATCCTCTACGGATTTTGCATAGCTGTTATATATGTCTTTAAAGGTGTGCATTATTAACGTCGACCGCCTCTTTTCATGAAGCCCATTTTATTACGCACTTTTTTTGGTAAAGAGGCAGCTCCTTCATTTGGGGCGGGTTTAAGTCCGCCTGGCTCCATCTTCTTATTCTGAAGCTTAGCAAGACGCTCTTCAAGTCTGGAGATTTTACCAGCTTGTCTATTGTTTTTACGCCCTTGTCTGTTTGCTTTTCTCGCATCTTTTATCTGGCTCTTCAAGTCTGCAACAGATGTACTAGATGAAGACTTAGCTGAAGACGCGGAAGTTCGTCGATCTACTGGCTTTGCTGAATTAATCTCATTTTTCAATGCAGCTTCTCTTTGTACTGCTCCCATTCCAGATCCACCACTAGGGGTTTGCTTTGGAGTAGTTTTAGCTGCTGCTTTTGAAGCTTGGGGAGACTTTTTACTAGAAGTATTGGTTTTTCTAGCAATAGGCTTAGGTGCCGGTATAGATGCTTTTTCCATCGGCTTTCTCAATGCACCTGTACCATAGTATGCGTCGTTAATCTGCATTTGTATTCTTTTGTACTCTGCAGATCCCTTGTCATACTTCTTACGCTCAGCAATCAGCTTATCCAAATTAGGGTTGCGCTTCTTTGCGTATGCATACGTTCCCTTTTCTCCCGCTTTCTTTGTTGCTGTGCTTTTTTCTGCAGGTGCGGGGCTTTTTTTAACAGGTGTGCCTTTAGTGCCTTGATTAAGAGGTCGTCCAGGTGCCTTTGAACCTGCAATACCGCTAGTAGTAGCAGCAGGTCTAGACTCTGTTCTCGGCTTTAGATTGGCTCGTTGAGTTTTAGCACTAGATCCTTGCTGCATGTTCTGTTTTTCCTCTCTGCTCATGCCTCTTCGTGCCATAGCTTCGCCACCAATTTGAGTTGTTTTGTCTGGTGTCATTCTATAGTCAGGAGCTTTTTTAGGATCTGCTTTTGTTACTGGGGGTTTTCCAGCCTGGTATTTCATACCCCCAAACTTGAGCTCTTTACTTGGTTCCAAGAAGCTGCCCTTCTTGTACATTCTTTTTTTGTTACCCATGATAGTATTAATTGTCAATTTGTTTTCTGGCTAGTAGAAGTTTAATTTCAGCAACGTCTTCAGCCAGTTTCTTCAACATTGCAGTTATTTCATCATTCTTGAGCTCAAGAGACTTTACTCTGCTCTTCAGGACTGCATGGTCATTTTGGTGTTTAATCCAGGTTCCAATCAGTCCTCCAGCAAGAATTAGAAATTGATATATAGTGATGTCGTCAAAGTTCATAGTTGTTAGCTACAACGGCATCTCCATTTACGGAGTGCCTTATTTATTCTAGAGTTAGGGTCATTTGCTGTTTTTGAGCTGGTTCTGCGTTTTTTCATACCGCACATACGGGAGCAGAAAGACTTTCTTCGAGCTTTCTTTCTTCCAGTGGGGTTCTTTTCAGTTACAGCCATAGACAGTTTACTTCCAGGGTTAGCTCTTCTGTAAGAAGCTATCCCTCGTCTGTTAAGTCCACCGCTTGCGCTTTGGCCCTCTTTACGTGTCCATGCTGCTGATTTAGCCATCTTATTGTCTGTCTTGTTGCCTGTCGTTTTCGTCGTCTACTAAGGTACTAACTAATAGTTTAAGTTCACCATTTATTAGACCTGCGGATATCTGACTAATCATATCTGCTGGAATTGGGAATGGGGAGTCTGCATCATAGCATACTGGATCGCAGCTCTTAAGTCCTGCGAGTTCTTCCGGATCTTCAAATACGCCACGAACATTTACTAGTTCCATACCATTAGGATTGTACACATAGAGGTAGTCTTCTATCATGTATGCTTTTGGTCTATTAGCCGTGTACTTATCATAAGGAAGCCACTGTACTTCATATGGCTCTATGAGTGGGATACGACCAAGACCAGTAACATCTCCTACGTGTGTAATTGCATCTCTAAAGTTGAATCGTACAGTGCGGGGTATTTTCTTTTTTGTTCTCCAAACGGGGCAGTCTATATTAAAACCGCACTCACCACACTTACTTGCATCTACTTTCTCAAGCTCGAGACAGCCTAAGTCTTGTTCCAGGTGTCTTGTAATAAGCCCATTACGCATAAAGTCCCTGCGAATAAACATCGCACGGTAATGCTTAATGTTAAACTTGATTTGGTCTAGGGAGATGTTCTCATCATTGTGAGAACGCCCAGCCCGCATCAGGTTTAATAAGTTATATGCAATCTCATTTAGTGTCATCGAACTTCTTCTTTATGCTCAAAAGCTCTGAGCACTTCTCGTACTCTTCACCTTCTTCAAAGTATGCTATTACGTCTTCTATAATTAATTCTATTGTCTCTGGTTCTTTTGGGTCAAATGGGAGAAAGACTATATCACCTGAATCTGTTTTTTCTAGTAAGAACTCTTCTACCTGAACTTTTCCCGTTAGTATTTTATATGCATTCTCATAGGCTTCACCAAGGATTTCAATCTCCTCGTTGACGTCTAGAGTGTCGTCAAACTCATCATTGTTATATGACAGATCATCAAACATTGTACTGATTATATCCTTCCATTCCCCTCTCTTTACTCCATATATAAGCCTGTCCTGTTCGTTTGGAGTCGTATCCCATTTGCTTGTGCCATGAATCGTTAGGGCAAATAGAAGGAACGAAACGGACTTTGATTCCTCGATACTCATTGACCTGTTCTTTGTGAAAGTGCCCGCAGTGTGCTTCTCTGTGAGATGTAGCTGCAAACATTTCTGGTTGTTCTGTTGCCATTATCAAAGGAATGTTGTGGGCCTTTTCTTTATCACCGTGGGTAAACATTAACATGTTTGTACCGTACTGGTAATATTTCCTAGGGTCGTCACTATTGTCCACGCTTACGTTAGGATCATTACGGAACCACCCTGCAATCACATCTCCTACGTAGTACATCCGTTCGTAATCGTGGTTGCCTGAGACAACTATAACATCCACGGGTGCTATCTGCTTTAAATAGTCAATGGTGTAAACTATTAGCTTCCAGTATCCCCTAAAGCTTTTTCTCCAGTCCATATAGTCCTGTTGTGGGGTACCTTTAGTTGTAGTCATTCTCATTCCCTCTGAGTTTAACCCGTCGTTCCCAATGGGGAGAATGAATCTTTCGATCTCTAAACCTGCAGCTTTTGCTACAAGGTTTTCTACAACTGTAATGTATTCTTTCTCTTGAAAATCGTATGGTAGTGGCATATCCACTAACTTACCGTAGTGTATATCTGGGAGAGATATCTCATATGCAATTGGGTCTTCGCACTCCGGGTAATCCTGTTCAGGATATACTGGAGCGTAGTTCGCTGCAAAATCTTCTATCTCTTGCTTGATGTCCTCTAGGTTAGGGGCATCATTAGTAACTATCGAGTATCGTAAATCCCCGGTAGCTGTTTGCCAAAACTTTACACTTGATACAGACGCCTCATTAATTCCATGTGTGCTTAGGAATTTCTGCAGACTAGAAGTCTTAACTAGGTCTTCTCTATCAAGTCTATTCTCTGATGTATTTGTGTTCCTTAACTCTTTCAATACTTCCTGACAATCTTTTACAGAGCAATCAAGTCTACGCGCTAAGACCCAGGCACCTTTCTTTAGGTACCCGGGCCTCTCGAGCAAAAACTTTCTTATGTCCTGTTTAGATCTCATACTAGTATCGGTAGTATTGGAACAATTTCTTCTGGTGTTACGTCATCTGGAAGTTGAGCTTCTTTGATTGTTTGTACATTCAATTCTATCTCTTCCCCCATCTGTAGTTCGAGTTGAGCAAGCTGCGCCTTTCTTTGTTCGATAAGCTCTGCATGATCTTCCTCTAATTTCTTCAGTCCTTCTTCGTCTTCTGCTTCTGCAAGTCTGTGTGCTTCCCCAGATACTCTAATGAACTCTTCTGATGGTTTTGCTGTTTCCTCGTACTTACGCAGAGCCTGTTCCAGTTCTTTTACATTCTTGGCTACAATTACTGCGAATCGTGCGCCTTTGTGTTTTTTGACTGCTTCCAGTCCTTTGTACAATTCAATGGCATCTGCCACCTTCATTTTTACTTGATTAAACATTGTGTATGGTTTGATTGGTTATTATCCGACTACTAAGAAATGGATTTTTCTTACACATGAACCAGCAAGTGCGTTTCCTGTATGTGTAATATTGACTACAAAGCTATTGTCAGATACAGAAGCTAAGCTTATATGAATTCCATTATCTTCATCATTTGTGCTCTGTGATTCTTTTGACAAAAGTATTGTAGAGCCTGCTGATACACTTGTGTTATTAACAGTAAATTGTGTGTTACTGTCTGCTGCAATTGTTCCTGTGTACAGCTGAATAATTCCTGATGGGGCATCTACTGTTACAGGGGTTGACATAGATGTTGCTTGCGTAACGCTACCTCGGCTAGTAGGGGCAATAGATGCAACAGTCAATGCTCCTACTGTTGTGTCTCCAAGAGTTACATTATCATTTTCCTCAATATAGTTACCCTTTGAGAAAGCTACTGTTACTGTGTGAGCTGAGTTGTCTTGCGTAATAGAAATATTACTACCTGCAGTCAACGTTTTCATCTGTGGTCCTGAAGAGGTACCTACAAGTATCTCTTTGTCTGCATCAAGAACTGCGCTTGTAATGCTAGCTCCTCCAAGCAGAACTGAGTTATTTGTAAGACTTGTCAGTCCCGTTCCCCCATTTGCAATTGGGAGGGTTCCGGTAACATCAGATGCAAGGTTTACGCTGGTAAGAAACAGGGAAGACGTATTGTCTGCCCCACTCAGATCAAAGCTTGCTATCCCAGCAAGGTTATTAATATTGATGTCTCCCTGAGTAACAGACAGAGTAAGGTCGTTTGTGTTCTCTGTTACAGTAATTCCAGTACCTCCTATAATGTCTCTTTGATAAAGCACCCCAAGAGCGTGGCTCTTAACTACAGAAGCACCTGCTGCTCCTAATGTTGAGATAGATTGTATTAGACCTGACAATGCAGCTACTCTAGTTGTAGTAGTAGCGTTATCTATAAGCAGATAATGCGCGCTAGTTACGTCTGCAAGCAGTGTAGTTGATAAATCGTCTAGAGTTACGTTAGCCATTTTCTTAGTTTGTTATAATGGGATTTCCACCTTGATCAGTGAGCTGGTCTCCTGAAGATGTGGTAATAAAGTTAATATTTGTTGCTGGCGTTGGGGTTCCTTGATCTCCAGAAGAATAGTCAGTTTCTGTTGGGAAACAGTCTCTGCACTCTCTTGATACAAAGTCTAGAAATACGTTAAGTATCTTCCAGCCTTTTCTGTCAGATTCTGTGGCCTGCAAGCAATCTTTGGTATTGTCGTCCTCCCCGTTCTTTTGATAGTCTATTAGGAGGTGCGCAATAAGAGTAAGTTTTACGTTCTCGACAGTAGAACATTCTAACCCTCCATGCATTTTTTTATAGAAGGCGTGGTGACGACGAGCTATGCACGTTCTTAGTGCTTCAATCTTGTCGACAATTTCTTGGTTATTGGTGTAACTTCTTACAGACATTAGCATCCACATGCGCAAACCTCAGTACATAGAGTGTTTGCCTTGTTATACATGTTTACTGCATGGTCATAGTTACTTTCTTGTTCTGCAGCAAAAGTTGCACCCTGCAACATTAAAAGTATCTTCTCTGCTCGTAGCAAGTCTTCTTTACATTTGTCACACTTGCAGTGACATTCTATCGCTGCATCAACAAGCTTGGCAATGCAGCAGTTTATTTTACAAGGAGCCACTGTGTACACTGTTTCCATCAGTGTGGTATCTGCTGCACTCTCATTGTTAACTCCGTCGCCATCTATGTCGTAGTCTAGTGTCGTTGCATCATGCAGCTCTACTGAGATAACTCCTGTAAACTGAGTGGTTGATGTTGCAGTAAATGTTAAGACTCCGTCTGCGACAGTTAGGTCAGATCCTGATAGGTATATCTGAACGGTTTTACTTTGATCGTATACATATACTTTAAGGATGGCACTGACATCTGAAATAGCACTCCCAAACATATCAATGTGCCCGTTCTCTATTCTCCCGGTTACAGTTTTACAATTTGTGGATACGTTTAGGATCCGTACGTCTTCTGCTGATGCCATGTGATTAAAAATTAAAAAATAGGGACAGGCCAATTCCTGCCCCCATTTTATTAAACAGTCTTATTACCAACGGTACTCGATGTCGGTTCCGTCTGTAAATCCGAACAAGGTTGCGAACTCACTACCTGTAGTGCCTGGATCAGTTCCAGCATTTGTGAAGTAGATCACAGCTTGGTTCAACTCGCCTGCAGGTGCAATACCTGTAGATGATGGCCAGTTGTGTGCGTACTCAATAACAACCTTATCATACGCAGAACCATTCTGTCCAAACGTAGTCTGAGCTTGTGGGAAGTACATTCTGTTGAAGTTACCGTAACGGCTTCTGCAACGCATTTCATCACCAACTACTTGCCAGTCATTACCAACACCTGCATCAAACTTTGCAGTGCCATTAGATACAGCAGGCTCAGTAGAGTCAGTGTTGTTGTATGCGTACAAGTCGAAGATGAATCCTGGGTGACGTGCAGTCAATGTTACTGTTCCACTAGAGTTAGAAACATTCAACATAGCATTCAACACAGCGTTACCTTCAATGTTAGCTACCAAGTCATCACCTGCAGCAGATGCATCAGATCCTGTTGCTCCAATGTTCAACAACTGTCCTGCACGGCTAACACTTACTGGGAAGCGGTAACCTTCGTTAGAGAAGTCTGCAATTGCAGTGTTCTCATTACCGAAGTTCAAGTAATCAGTTGGGATTGAACGTACAATGATTTTTACATTGCAGTCATCTCCAGCGTCATCAGAAGCAAAAGTAACAGTACCAGCATGCATCGTAGATCCAGTGTGGTTTTGGTACTTAATGCTCTTGATGTTGCGAGTGCTGATCAATGGAGATGCAATGAAGTTAGGCGAAGCTCTCTGCACGATTTGAATATCGTTTACCAACCACAGAGGGTTGTTAACTGTAGTCAAAGCTGCAGAGTCATCAGCAGCAACTTCTGCTTCAGTATCAAAGCTTGCTTGAAACAATGCTGTAGACATGTAGCCTGCAGTTGCATCCAACTTCCATACACCCACATCATCTGCAGCATCGCCGGAAGAATTAAAAGTAGTACCGCTCAATGCAGACAATGCATCTGAAACGAATACCTGTGAAAGATTAGTTCCCATTTTAATTTTATTTTTTGGGATTAAACATCATATTTATTCACTCCCCAGGACTTCCCTGGTTTGTGTGTTATACCTCGGGTCAGAAATGGCCTCTAGTATGCTTTGTATTGCCATCTCAACAATCTCGCTGTGAGTGTGCTCTGGCAATTCACACCCTATGCCTAGACCTTTGTCCATACGCTTAGGGTGCCTAATATATTTAACATCAACAAATGTAGTGAAAAAAGTTTCGTCACTATGTACGTCGATAAAGTTTTCTTGTATTGTGTATTTAATCTTGTCGTAAGACGTCGTATTAAACGGGTCAGAAAACAGTGCATATAAGTCGTCATGTTGTACAAACCACATTCGGTCTCTACTTCTTACTCCTGGAACGTCTGCATCTTCATTGTATGCTCTGAACTTTACATCTCTTTTAGTTTTTCCTGATGCGTATGAAGATTCCAGCTGAGAAGGTGTTCCGCATGGAATAGTTTGATTTACAGTAGACCCGTCTATTGGATTATACCAAACAGCGGTGAGTGAAGGACTATGACTTCCAGTAAGAGCTAGCACTGCAGCATGCCCAATTAATATCTTTACTACATTATGATGCATAGTTGGGGTTCTTTCTGATCCTTGAAGCATGTATAAATCATACTGCTCTTGCGAAGGATCTTCTCCATCACTCCCAAGTGCACTGCTGTTATCTCCGACGTTCTTTCTCCAGTAGGGATCAGAATCTACAACAACTACTTGTTCTAAAAAGGGAGTGTCTACACCAGATTGAATTAGTCCTTCACCAGTATAAGATTCTTCTGGAGGAGGCGCTGTTGGTGTTTGTATGAAGTTGTACCAGTTTGCAAGATATCTTCTTGTAAGACCCTCTCCTATAATTGCGTTCTGGGTTGCAGATGCAATCAAAACTGTATCACCAAATTTTAATACCCCAAGTTTATACCCTTCAGCTCCAGCAGGAGGGGTCATTCTAATGTCCCACTGTTTGTATCTGAATTGTTGGTCTTCTCCAAATTTCCACTCAATAACGTCGTTACAAGCCTGGTAGTTATCAGCAATTGCACTAACTAGGAACATATAGTCCATAGGAAGTGGAGCTCTATCAATCTTATAACCAGTGATAGATTCCCCTGCGTAGAAGCACTTAGTTCTGCTGTCTACTACTAGTGCTCGCAGGTCATCAATTCTTTTTTGAGATTGTTCAAACCCCCTTTGGTATTTATTACCCATAGGGGTGTAGCGTTGCTTAATGAATGACTCCATTGCATCATTAAGTTCGTGGTCAATCTCTTGTGGTAAGAGATTGTCAACCTGGAAAGATGCAATCTTTTGCACCCCCAGGTTGACAGCAATATGCATCTCTTCTATTGTCATTTAAGTTCTTTAAGTTGTGCTCGCATGGCGTTTACTTGCCCCGAGTTCTTTTTGTTGTTGAAATATACAATAGTATCGGTAATGTTCTCCCCAATAGTTTCATCTCCGTAGATGATTTGATTACCAATGGTTCGAAGCACTCCCAGCTCAATCATTTGTTCAAGCTCGGCGCGAACATCAAGGTGTTTGTCTGTACTAAACTTTAGGAACTGACTTGGTTTGTCATTCTTAATGTTGTACAACTGGTTCTCAACCTCCATGGCAGTGAGTTTTTCTGGTTGAGATCCTTTAGACAATACACGAAGCAGCCTGCGCATCTTGTCAGTATCAGAGCTTACTTTGATAAACTCTTTATCTGCATCTTTTCTAAGTTTTACTTGAGCATTACGCTTGAGCAAATCTTTTTGTGGGTCATAGAGATAGAACTTTTTTGTTGCGTCTGCTTTCATTTGAGTTTCAGACTCAGCTACTTGTCTATGTTTCATGCACCACTTATAAGTAATGTAATCCATTATATTACTTGGATTACCGTCCTCATCAGTACTGATATCAAGTTCCACTCCTTCGAATGGGACTTTGACAGTCATACTTGCCCAGAAATCTTTTTCTTGTTTGGGCCAGTCTGCATGTCCGGGCGGAACATCTAATATACCAGACAAGAGCTTGTGGGCTTCTTCTCCTTCTATACCTCGTAGAGGCTGTCTTCCGACATAGATACTTCCAATACTAATTTTTGCGCCTGCACGTACTTCTTTAGGTAAGTGATTCAGGACTTCTTTTCTGCGGATATAAATTTTACGCATGATTAATGTTCTTTTAGAGTTTAGAAAGAATAACTAAGTTGTTCTTTTATGAAGAAGAATAACTTAATGAATATATGGTAAGTGGGGGGACCAACCCGTTGGCGATCCCCCCTATGCAAACCAAACACAAATTACGATGCCACACACTGGAGATCGAGCGAAGTATCAAAGCGGCGAAGCAAGATACCTGCTGTTTTCAACATGTGTACAGACGCACCGTCTATATCACTTGCGCGAGTGTCAGAGCCAGTAAATCCTTTTGGAACAACTGAACCTGAAACAGCCCAACGCAACATTTCACGACCCTTCTTATTGATCATCTGGAGGTTGTTTTCTCCGTCATAAGATGATTGGTCAACGAAGGTCATTCTGTAAGATTCCAATGGCAATCCAGTATCTGGGTGCTTAGCAGAAGCTTGAGCAACTGGGCCATGGTCAAACAATGGAACTTTTACTACGTTCACTCTGTGACCATCAATGTGGTCGTAAGAAGTGAAGTAACCAGTAATCCCCAAGTTACGACCTGAACCAGTGATGAACTTAGCCTCACTAGTTTGGAGGTAGCCATTATTAGTGCTGTCTCCGTAGTAATCACGCAAAGCCTTATCGAACTCACGTGCACCACCTACACCAGTGTACAAAGTAACCTGCTTATCAGTAGCATCAGTCATACCGTAGAACAAGTCACCAATAACGTCCTCAATCTTCTTCTGAGTCAAAGTAGAGTAAGTGTCCTTGTTGATGATCTGCTCGAACAGACCAGGACCAGAAATTACTGGCTGACCGTTCTCATCAAGCATTTCATTAACACCACTATTACCGTAGGTCTTCTGACCGTACCAGTAGTACATCTCACACTCTTCTTTAAACTTGAGCATGTGACGGTACTCCTCATAGTCCATCCACAACTGAGTAGATTGACCTTCCTTCATTGGGAGAGTAAACTGAGCAACATAGTCCTTAGCATTACCAGAGAAGTGGTAAGACTTACGGATTGTCCCAATCTTACTTCTAACCAAACCTGGAGCACTCCAGTTAGATGCATTACCTCTAGAGAAGTCAACACCTACGTTTGCATAGAGCATTCCGAAGAGTGCACCTGCTGCAATATCTGTTGCAGGCATGCTAGCTTGGTCAGGAGATACGAGCTTCAAAGAATACTCATACCCACCTGCAGATGGTACAGGCTCAGACATAATGCGAGCCAATACACCTGATTGAGATACGAGAGTGTATGGGAATACAAACCACTTATCTGGGAATGTTACTTTGAAGATTGCGCCTCCTTGCCCAGCATCTGCACCAGGCCCAGCAACAACAGGACGAACGTTTACTTCGTGAGTCTTCACTCTGTACTCGTATTCAAAGCGGTCAATAGATTTAGTGTTACCAACACCTTCAGTCAAGAACGACAAAGGGAACTTCTTCTCTTCACGTCCTGCGAGGTGAGTAATAATTGGAGACAACTCTTCTGGTTTCTCCATCAAAGCATTAACCAACGAGTTAGTGTCGGTCATCTGCTGGTCATTATAGTACGTCTTAAGTACTTGCTGTAAAGCCATGATATTCTAATTTTAAAGTTAAATTTTTATTGCAAAAGAGCATTTATGTCGAGATCCTCAGGATCGAAAGTATTAGTACGGCGCTGAGTTTTTCTAGCACTCTTAACCCTTTCTTGGTTAGAGACTATTCTATTTCTAAGGCTCTCAGCGCTCTTCGTTCTAGCCTTAGTATCTATGATATCATTTAAGTTAAAGCCATTGTACATCAAGTAATCAATAGCCAACTTCACATTGATATCAGATTCCTCATAATCTAGGTCTCTTTGAGTCTCTCCGTTAGGACCTACGGGCTCAGAGATATAGTCAAAGAACTTAGATTTTTGTTTATCAGGTATTCTAATTCCTGCAAATTCATTCCCAGATTCAATAGTATCTGCTACAGACTCCCAGAACTTTTCGTTCTGTTCAACTTCTGCTTCAAACTTCTGTTGTTGTTCTTGCAGCAGCTGCTCTCTGTAAACCTTTTGAGCTTCAGCTATCTCATCTTTAGCGATAGTAGCTTTGCTGTAGAGTTTTCCATTGTCTTCATACGTCTCTATTATTTCTTGTATGAATTCTTGGTCATGTCCTTTTGCAGCAAAGTATTGAGACAATACTGCTTTCTGCATCTGAACATCATTCTCTGCAACTTCGATATTATCGAAATCTGTTTGTGGGTTATATGCCTCAAAGAACGCTTCTGAACTGCCCCCAGACATCAGATAGTCAAGATGCTTCTGTACTTCTGGGTATTGTTCAAATAAGCTACTAATCTGATCTTCTGCAGCTTCCTGAGAAAGATCTCGTACAAACTCTGTCAATCCCTCAACAGTGTCTGCATATTCGTTATCAAGTTCAAAACCTAAAGTTCCTGCTATCTCTGAAGCTACTGAAGCTGTTACTTCTGGTACTTCTTCTTCTACTTCTTCATCAACTTCTGGGGCCTCTTCTAGCTCCTCGTCAACTACTTGTTCTTCAACCTCTTCCTCAGGTTCTTCTACTTGTTCTTCAGCTTCAACAACAGGTTCTTCAACCTCTTCTTGAACTGCCTGCAATCCATCCCCCAACATATCGTCGAAGGAAATTGCACTAATGTCTAGTTTGTTATTTGGGTCTTGCATTCTACAAATGTATTTGGTTTGTTAGTAATTTTTCTATAAAATTATTTTTTATAGCAATTCTTAATAATATGTCACTAGCGTGGAATACCGGATCTTTTAGCCTCAGCTGTAGATGCTGCAAAAGACCTTCTGTTTCCTGACTTCTCTACTTTCTTATGTCCCTGTAACCACATATCTACTAGTGGGAGCTTACCTGTAGGATAATCTGCTAATCTTACTTTAGGCTCTTCTATTAGGTGAGAATAAAATAAAGCATACTGCTTATCTGCTGGTAGTTGTTCAGCAGAAGTAGCTCTCATTATTTCTGGGTCAGGAGTCTTTCCAGTAACCCTTGCTATATTCTTGTGTCTATTCTGTGCAGTAGCAAATGATTCACTGTGAGTAGTTTCGAACTGAAACATTCCTCTTCCTGGTCCTCCTTTATCTTGCAAAGCTGTTGGGCTCATTCTTTGCTTAGGACCTGATTCATGGTATGCTATAGTATCTGCTGCTGCTCTCCACATCTCAGGAGTACCACCCCTATTTTCAGCTAAATAATTTTCTAAGGCATTTCTAGTTAGCATTCCCCCACCTTGAAGTTTGTTAATACCCCCGTTTAATAATTGTCTCTCTCTTGGAATAAGCTTGTTATACATTTCACGGTTGTATCGTGCAGAGTAGCTGCCTCCTGGTGCAATTTGTGGGGCGTAGCTTAAATCAAAGAAATTAGTTAATCCGGGGCTTACTTTACTGCCTTCTAAATTTCCAGCATCTCTTGCAAAGTCAAGACGTATTCCGGAATCTCTTAGCTGCCTAGCTGTTTTTAGTTTTAGTGCTTGTGCGTCTCTTGGGTTAAGTCCAGCGAATTGTTGCGTTGCATTTCCTGGCGCGTTTAGATTACGCATTTTGTATGCCTCTGCCATTGATCCCCTGTAAAATGTTGGGCCGTCCCAACCTTGTAGCACATAATCATCTTGTTTGAATAGCCCCCTATTAAGAGGAACTGCAATATTTGGGGAGTCTTTAAATTTGCTAGCTGCCTGTATAAACTCAGGAGTCATTGTAGCATCTTCCATTGCTTTCCCTACTTTAAACACATAGTTAGGGTTATCAGCAAATTCATAGACGCTTCCGTAACTTCCTTGCCCAACTTTTTTACCCATGAATGGGATGCTTGCATTTAGCTTTGCTGCATAATCTGGAACTTCTAAGTGAGCTCTTTCATATGCTGCTTTTGTCCATGCCTCCATTTCAGGTGTTGGGGCTGAACCTGGTATACGTCTTCCGTCAAAGTCTTTTCCAAACTTCTTTTGCCCTTCTTCAAGATATTCTCCTAACTTGGTACCAATCTGGAAATCTCTTTGTCTGCCAAGCTGTTTATACTTAGTATAGTAATCCCCAAAGCCTTGGGTCATATCTACAGTTTCTGCTTTTATAGGATTCTCATACCCTCTCCACCAGTGTGGGGTGTCTCCTACATTTCTAAAGTTAAATGGGTTAGCTCTGTTCTTATTTAACAGGTATGGAGCGGCTGCATACTTTGCTGTAGTTTTTGTTGCTGCTCCCCCTAGAGGAGCTCCTGGAATAGCTTCTAACAGATTTAGGGCGCCACTCCCTAATGAGCTTAGTGCTTTTTGCCCTTCACCTTGAATAGCATATTTTGTAGCATCCCCAAAATCTTGGTAAGCGTTTACACCATAATTAACCCATGCAGCAGGGTTAACCATATCATTAGCTGCTTGCCCTACTATGTTACCTTTAGATTTAGATTGATCAAACTCTACTTGAGATGGGAGACCTTCTACTGATGGGTCAATTATTGCTCTAGCTGTAGCCATAGGGTTAGCAGCCATTTCAAGAACAGAAGGTCTATCTTCTACAATATTGTTGTCTTTATCTACTTCAAAGTTTCCTTCCCTAATTGTACCTTCATCTTTATAGAGCGGGGTGTTTAGTTTAGGTAGAGCATTTTGTTGATTAAGAAAAGCTTGCTCTGCAAAGCTTGGTTGGTATGTGCTTTCTGAAGCTGCAAATCCCCCACGCTGCATTCTAGCTGGGGTTTCAATAACTGTCCCACGTTGTGGCCCTGTTGGGAGGGATTGTATTCCTGGGGGTACATTCTCGTATGACTTAACTAAGTGTCCTTGATTGTCAAACTTCTGAATGTTAATCGGGGCTTTCATCCCCATAGTATTAAATGAAGTATTGGGAGGAACATCAGGGAATACCATACTTCTATTGATGTCCCCAGCCTGGTGTGCAGGTCTCAGTCCTTGCTCGTATTGCTTTGGAGTATTAGCAACCTGTATATTATTCTGTTGCTCGAACTGCCCAATAAGGTCTACTCCTCTCCGTGCTGCAGAAAAGACTTCTGTAATAGAGCCAGGAAAGTCAGATGTTTTATAACGATCTAAAAGATTTCTTCTTTCTTCGTTTGTCATACTCCGTTAGGGATAGTGTCTCCTTCTTTGTCCAACGCCTGCTGCTTAAGTTCTATCTCTCTTTCCTTAATCTCGAACTCCTTCATCATCTTTTCGAGATCAAGGTTTAGCTTATTAGTCTGGTCTTTAGCTTCAGCATTTATGAGAGCAATCTCAATATCCTTCTGTCTGTCTTTTTCATTCTCCAAAGACTCTTGCTGAAGTTTCATCTGCTCTCTTTGAACTTTAGCTTGTTCTTTCTGTTGCTCTGCTTGCTTCTGAGCTTGTTGCAACTTTTGTTGAGCTTGCTCAGCTTTCTTAATTTTCTCTTTAATACCGATAAAGTTATCTGTATCAAACAGATCAAGAACAGCAGATGCAGGAACCCCATTCTGAATCATAGCTTGAGACATCTGCCTAGCTTGTTGCATATTGTCTTGGTCTCTCCCAGAGTCAGATACGAATACTCCGTACTCACTTTCCATATGCTGTATAGACTCTATGTCTATAAACTGCATAGTAGTATCTGGGAGTACATACATTCCTTTCTTCCCAGCTATCCAAGCTTCTTTAGAGTAGTCAAGCATACCCTGGAGTTCTCTTTGTTCAAATCGTGCAAACTTTCTGAAGAGATCTTCAGTAATGTGAGATGACTGTACTATAGCTTGTTGAGATGAAGCCTTACCTTCATATGTTCCAATGTTCCCCTGTCTCTGTCTATTTACCCCAGATAGCTTCTCCCACTCTAGCATTATAGATTCCAAGAGCGTTATATATTGCTGGATAGTCTTAATAGACATATCAAGCACTGACTGGTGTTGTGGGGATAGCTGTATTCCTTCTTTGTTGTAATCAACCCATGCAATACCTGTCCCTTCTACATAGTACATGAACTTATCCATGTCCCACTTCTTTGGGATCATGTTGATGTCAAACTGTGCTATGATATCCTTACTACGTGCAATAGCCAGCTCCATACGATATTTGAAAATGTTGTAGTTAAGCTGATAAGGAATTCCTAGTTGTACTAAAGAGATATTGTTTGAGTTAATATCAGAGTACTTTCTCCCGTTAATTGGGAGCTTGCATAATGACGGATTATCAATAGATGTACGCTGATTTGGGATTGGGGATATGTTTACATAGAATCTCCCATCAATCTTTGTTCCTTCCCATACTTCATTAACCCACTCCCACTTCATCTTAGCTCCTGAGTCTTTCAGCTCTTTAGGCATTCTATAAGACTCATCCACTTCCATGACTTCTATCATCCCTGTATTAGGGTCTGTGTATTCTAAAAATCCAATACGCTTACGAGACTTCCAGTATACTGTAGCACACTCTACTAGTCTATTACGATAGATGTTATCATCTGACCCAGTAGCTTCTGATCTATACAGCAGGTAAGACTCTACAGATGTATTTGTTGGGTTTTCAAGTTCAAGTACCTGTTCTTCTGTAAGGTATTCCCCGTACATGTCTATAAGACTAGAAGCATGGGCAAAGCGTCTAACTATAGCCCAATCCCCATCTTCTACAAACTCCACATCTGGGTCTTTATCATAGTCTATGTCTAAAGGGTTTACTACATGATAAAAAGGCTCACTTCTAACTACCCCTTTGTGAGAGTAGCATTCCCCTGTTACAAGGAAGTGAAAGAATAGCTTTTGAAACTTATCATATATTTCTTCATTGTACATGATATAGTTAAGAGCAGCTTGTCCTTTAATGGCTCTATCATCTACATAAGTTCTTTCAAACTGTTCTAGCACTTGAGCTGGGATAGGGGACTCTGCTTTCTGAGCTCGCTGCTCTGGGTCCTCTATATTCTCAAGTTCTCTGAGAAACATTTGCTGCACTGTAGTCATTAAAGCTTGCTTCTTAGCTTCTTCTTTAAGACTAACAGAATCTGCATTCTTTACAGATACAGTGTAGTTTAGAGGTCGCTTAGATTTCTCTCCCAGCAATAAGTCTATAATAGGCTTAATGATTGGGTAGTTTCTAAGCTTAGACGGAAAGTTGTTTCTGCTCTTACCGTAGGGCTTTAAGACGTATCTATAATCAGTCTCGTCTATCTCCCCGTTATAGTAGTCGTACAAAGACTTAATGCTATTGCGTCGTTCGGACAGTCCGAACTTAGATAAATTAAGGAATGCATCAACGCACTCCTCTCTCCACTTTTTTGTCTTTCTACTTAATGGAAGCCTCTGTTGAGGTATTTTCGCAGTTCCATACATTCTCGTAAAAGTACTAAATTATTGGTAATTTTTATCAAACCAGTCATCACTAGATCTATCCTCTAATATTTCTACCACCTCTTTATTATATAGCTCTCGTGTGTGGTACATCCCAACCATAAAAGCCATCACTCTATCGAAGTTACCTTTATGATTAAACTTAATTAATTCTTGAAGTAATGCTGGATCGTAGATGTAATGAAGGTTTAGTTTTGTATTCCCTTCTTCATCAGTTGCTCTTGGGGAGTTTAACCAATCTCGTATATAGAGCTCTCCTTGTCTCTTACGCTGTTCAGTCATATGCATCCCAAACTGTCTTTTTACATTCCTAGAGCGTAGCTCTTTCTTATCTAGCATCTCAAACTCTTCCTGTAGTTTATGTAGCTTGCGATATCTCTTGGCGTAAGCAATAAGCTCACCACGGTCGTTTTCGAACCCAATTTTCGCGTTGTAGTATTCAGCAAGCATAAATAGATTTTTGTTGTACTCATCCTGCGTTTGTGGTCTACCGACATAACTAGCTACTATTATATCATCAGGTTTGCTTATGTTGTTAGCTCTTTTAATTACATAAGCAGCTCCTAATGATTCGTTTGAAGTTGATTTAGATTGTGCATAAGGGTCATGACACACTACATATAGATTGTGTGGTACTAACCCTTCTTTTGTTTTATGTGGGGTTTCATATATGACTACACCCCCATCTGTTTTGTCTCCCTTTCTATGTGGGAATTTATATACAGGAGTGACATCTAAGGAAGGTCTAAATGCAGGATTCCCTTTGTTATCATAGTACATAACACCTGCTGTTCCTTCAGATTCTAACCCATTAGCTTTTACTCTATTGTATTGTTCTTTCAGTGAGTTGACATCAAATAGATTAGCTGTTACCTGTAGTGTTGCTTCTTGTGGGGAGAATGGGTGCTCAGCTATATATTGATCTAGTGCCTTTGGGTCATTAGCTCCTTTCTTCTTTTCTCTCTGTTCTTCTTCGTGCTTCTTGGCTTTCTCTACTTGAGAGTTCCCATTTTCATCTATAAATCCATCCAGGTTTTGAAAGATTGGGACAAAGTAACCACAGGTTGTCCCCATAGCTCCTGCATCCCAGTTGTTGTCAAATGCTAAGCAGTCATAGGACTCTGGGTGATAGAACAGTTCTTCCATTCCCTCAAATCCACTTCCTTCTTCCCCTCCTGTTCCAAATGCCACCATAGTCCCAAGTGTTTTAGAACCTTGTCTCATAGTTGGCATTGCTACTTCCCAGGCTTTCAATAGCCCTGAGAATGAACCTGCTTCTTCAAAGAATATGAGATCCCCAGCTTTACCTCTTACTTTATCAGGGTTGTCTTTAAGGCTTACCCCAATAATTTGAGATTTCATCCCTAGCTCTACATCTGCCCCGTTAACATTCTTCTTGTATCCAGACTGTTTGTGCATCTCTCTATCTCTAAGTCTAGGCTGAGTCCATGCTGTATTATCATCTATAAAAGATAAGAAGTCCCAAGCCTTTGATAACAGCCCATCCCCGATGAGGTATTCTTTTTGAGAAGCAAATACATAGTTCTTGCTGTTGCGCATGAGAAAATAGTTACGAGCTAGCATACTTCCCGCTTTATATGAAAAGCCTTTACGTCTAGCTTTTAGTACTACTATATGTTTGTTCTCTTTTCGAGCCCTATCTATAGCGTTAAAATACTCATAGTCCCCGTCATAGAATGCTGGGAAGGTTCTATCTCTTCTAGATAGTACTGTCCCATCTGGGAGCTCTTCATCTATTACTCTATCTATGGGGCAGTAGTTTAGATAGAAGTAGTGGTATCCTGTAATTCTTACATTGTTTACTTCATACCCTAAGATGCATCTCTCTCTTTCTTGATCCCAGAAGTCATAATACTCTTTAGTCCCAACTAAGATATCTGTATAGAATCCGTTGGATAGGAATGCATTAGCTGCTGGGGAAAATAAGTGAGACTCTTTAAACATTACTGAGAGTACTTATTAGTGACTACCCCACCTCTATTAGGGTTGTCTTTCTGCTGCTGCTTTTTAACTAGCTCTTCTAGTTCATCTAATCCTCCAACAACCTTAGCCATATTAGATAGATTAGATATTAAGTCCTTTGCATGGAATATAGGTTTCCCATTATCATCCATCATGGTGAGATCTACATCATTGAAATACTTCTCAAGTTTTGTTACAGATGCCCTAGCTGCTTTTAAAAGCTTTACTGCAGATGTCTCAGAAAGCTCTGCATATACTTGTATAGCTGCTTTTATCTTTGGGGAGGCGCTTACCTTAAGAGTTTCCTTAATTTGTTCCCATTTAGTCTCTTCATCGTACACACTGTATGGGGAACGGTGATCTACAAAGAAATATACTGCAGCAAGCTCCTCTGTTTTCAATGCCTTGAACTCTGGAATAGTAAGTGCGTACGGAGATGGGAGTATCTTATTCCCACTAGCTGTTATCAGGTCTTTCATTCAAATAGTTTAATCGTCCTTTTCTTACGTGAAACTTTCCCAAATATGGGAGCCTTACAGATTCAAATTCTCCTTTTCGTATTAGCTGTGCTGTGTACTTGAATTGATGGTATACTATCTCTTCTACTTTGGATATGGGGAGGTTATACTCACTTGCTATCCTCTGTATTATCGTTTTTTCGTCCATGTAAGTTTAGTTTTTTGCCCCTCTCCCCTACCACTATTTTGTCCCATCTATTATCTGGACAATTTGCTGTCTCCCACTTAGACTTCTCTCTAACTACACACCCGCAGAGTCCACATCGTATACTTTCTAAATGCTCACAAGAATTACATGTTTCTAATCTTTTCTTATACTGCTCTTCTGTTACGTGGGGAGCACCTTGTTTAGCATACTCTATAACTTCATCCTTGAAGTTTTGCAGCATCTCTTTAAGCGTGGGTTTCATCGTAGTTAATTTGTATTACAGTCTTGTTAGAAGGTTTGAGAAGTGGGGATAATACATATCCTTTCTTATGCTTAACTATAGCCCCTTTATCCTTAAGTCTTTTGACATAGTTGTTTAGGGTATTATAATCTTCCACCCCCAAATCTGAAGCAACTTTCTTCTTTGAGTCTACAGAGCAGATATTATCAGAACTACCTGCATCTACAAGTCTAGATAAGATGTCTAGTTCTTTATCTGTCAGCTCAAGAATTCCATTGAATACCTGTAGATACTTGAATGTAGTATCAGCATTAATATTAATCTTTCGCATTTAGTTTGATTTTTGCTCTCCCATCAGTTATGAGTATTTTACTAGATGTAGACTGGGAGTTAAACTCATCTATATACTCTTGTATGTGTTCTCTAGTACACAAAAAAGAGAGGAATACTTCTAGCTCTTTTGTAGCTACAAGTAACCTCTCTTTCATTTTTGCTGTGTCATCTGATGTCTTTCTAAGATCATCAAAGTCTTTTAGAGATATGGTTACTGAGCCATTCATGCTGGGATTACTCCACAAATCATAAATTCATTAACCATTACAAACTTACCTTCATCTAGGTCGATGATAAGTCCTTCGCTTGTAGGGTGCACCATAACAGTATCCCCCTCTTTAATAGTCTTGCAGTCTGGTCCTACAGCTACTACTTCTAGTATGTTAGACTTCATAGACTTTTCAGCTCCTCCTGCCAACATAATTCCGGAGTCTGTTTTCTCCAGTTGTTGAAATGGGAGCACAATCCAGTCCCTAGTTGGGTTAAAATTTAATTTGCTCATTATTATTGGTTTTGAGCAAATATATAAAAGTTTATAGTATATCCTTAAACTTTTCGCTTACTTTAAAGCTAGGGCATGCTTTGTCTGAGAACTCATTATGTCCATGAATAGTTAGATCTTCATCTGCTACTACTCTTAAAGAGAATATCAATTCACGCATTGTCTCCTCTTGGCACTCATACATAGTATCCTTTGGATTGTGATCTTCATCAACTCCTCCTATGTAGCATATCCCTATTGAGTCTTTATTGTGCCCCTTAACATGAGCTCCTATCTGATCAATAGTTCTTCCAGATTCTATTTCCCCATTAAGTCTTATTACATAATGATAGCCAATATCTTTCCAGCCTTTGGACATATGCCACCCCCTAATTGTGTCAGCCCCAATATCCATACTTGGAGGGGTTGCAGAGCAGTGTATTATTATTCTCTTTATGTCTCTCATCTTCCTTGTCCTTTATAGGACTTCTTGTAGTTCTTGGACTTTTTGTGTTTGCTTGTTTTAGTCTTAGAGTGTACCCCTGGTCGGCTTACTTTGTGTGTTTCGATTTTAACAGACTGTAGCTTTCTCATTTGTTATGGTTTTGTAGCTTGTTTAGAAGCTGTTGAATGTTTTCAGACTTAGAGCTGTAAATATACTCTTCTCTATAAAATGGATCAAGCTCAGCACCAAAACAAATGGTACCCCACTGGGCCAGTATGATCTGGACATCCATGACGGTAAACAATCCGTCTCCGTTCACGTCCCCTTGCTCCCAATACAAGTCATTCCAGTTAGCGAGCATTAACAGCATATCGTTCATGCCAACCACGTAGTCTCCGTCTATGTCTCCTACGCATATGTCTTCGTCGGTATCGACCAAGCCTGGGCGAGTGATTGGGATCATAGCATGCATTCGGTTAATCTGTCCCTCAGTGAAGTGTTGTCTACATGAATCCACGTAGTAATCCATGTGGTTATCTGGTGTATAGTTATAGGCTCCTGGGGGGCACACAGGGTTCTCGCAACTCCAGTTTACTTTTGTAGGAGGCGTGTCGCACACCCAGTCTCCTGTTTCCTCGCACGGACCTAGGTCTTCTCCGCAGAAATCAACTCCATTAAATACGTGGTGCAAGCTAAGGAAGTGACCTACTTCATGAATCAGAGTCTTGTTCTCATCCCTGTCCCCCCAAAGGTGGTCCCCAATTCTACCGTAGACATTTGTCCTAACCCAAACCCCGTCGAATGGAGTTTGAGCCCTCGACAACCAAGCAAAGCCGAGTATTCCAGCGCAGAACTGAGGGAATATATGTACATTCATGTAATTGTCCTGGTCCCATACGATAGGTTCTAGATACTCCTCCATGGCTTCCCACCCGTAGTAGCTGTATGGAACACAGGTATTGTACATCTGAAGAACTGCTGGGCTACCCCAGAAATCATCAAGGTCATGATATTGTACTTGAATCAAATCGAAGCTAAACATAGCCTCCTCGAACTCCTCATTCAGGTGCTCGTGAGCATCCCAGATGATATCTTCATCTAGGTAGCTATACTCAAACGGAAAGCTGTCGGTGTGATGGATGTGTACAACGTAGTCTACGTTCTTCCAGGATGGGGGGTCCATGGACATCCCCATTATTTGAATCTCTGGATTTATATCATTCTCAAATACAACACAAGAGTCATTCTGTGCTAAAGTAAATAGAGGAAATAAGAGAAAAAATAAGACTCTCATTTCTTTGTTTTTTCTATTGTTCTTCCTGCAAAGTATGCTCCAAATACCGTTAGCATTAGAATCTCAAGTAGAGATACGTAGCTTTCTTTGACGTTAAAAGGTTGATTATCTAAACTATCAAATACCATAGTTGATACAAATACAACTATTAGTGTGATGAGTATCACAGGTCGTATAAGTTTAGCAAGCTTGATGTCGCTAGACATATCAGCTTTCCAACGCTCTGTTACATTGTTCTGATATGCAATTTCTGCATCAACTTTAGCTTTTGCCTCAGCTGGGTCTATACCTGGTTCCTTATCTAGTAGATTCTTTACTAATCCAAGAGCTCCTTGATCTGGGAGCAGGTCTCCTACTGTGTTTAATACATTAGGGGCTTTGTCTCTTAACCATTCTCCTAGTCTAGTATCTCTTATTTTCTTTTTTTCCTTTTCCATTTTGTATCTTTTACCATAGCGTTGTAGCAGTGATAGGGATCTATAGTGTCTAATAGTACCACTATTCTTTTTCCTATAGATGTTAATGCATTAAAGTATTGCGCATACCCAAGTACTGCTGATATTGTTTGATCTGGGTTCCCGAACTTTATTTTAGCTTTGTTAGTTATCAGTAACATATTAAACAGGTCAGAGCAAAAAACGTTCCCAGCTTGGTCTATCGCTATTGCACAGACTTTGAAATAGTCATAACCTGTGTTAATCGTTATTCTTAATCTAAACACTATAGAAAACAATAGCCCTAAGGGTATAAATACAACTCCTAGGACTACTGCTATTAAGAATAATAATATGTGTTTCATCAGACTAGATCATCTGCAGGAAACCATCCCGCAGCTTCTAGCTCTGATTTTGGGCGAACAGTTGCTGTTGATGGGATGATATCCCCAAATCTAAACTTGTTATTTGCTGAGCTCCCAATAAATGTAGACAGTTGATTTCTTTCTTCTTCTGGAACTTCAGGAAATAAAGCAAGCAATGCATCCAAGTTATTTTCTGGGTGTACATACACCATGTAATCCAAATCTACAGGAATAGCTGCCATATCAAAGTTAGGGTCAGTATTATCTGTAGCAGGGTGATGTATTCTCCCAAACAAATACTTAGTTGTTTCATTTGCAGGTCGTACTCCAATAGGTCTAGAGATTGCCCACAGTTCAAAAGAGATCTGGTCTGCTCTTTCTTTAGATGTTAGTCCTCCTTCTGGGAGTACGACTATGTAATTATCCATTGTGATTTATTTTTTTCAAAGTTAATTAAAATCTGTTATAGTTTGCTTGTTAGCGTTCCTTCGGGTAGGACTATGATGTACTGCATCAGTAAATTTGATAATAATCGTTTATTGCGCTTTGAATGTTAGGCATATCCGAACCTTTATTCGTGCCGTAATAAATAACTTCCTGCATCGTTCCGAATATTCGCGAACCATTATTGTTCCGCTGCATTATATCTAAACCCGTTGTTCCTGTGGTTACTGAACCCGTGTAAGTTTCGGAAGCCACGCTCGTTCCGTTCTCATACAAATCTGTTGTTCCATCATTGACGCGCCACCCAATTAAGGCTTGCCCTGATGGCCCGCTCAAATTAGTTCGAGTCGTGGTTGGAGTTGTTCCCAAGTGAATAAAGAAATGGTCGCCTGTTCCATACGCACCGCGCACTGTTCCGTTTTGGCTATGTAAATATGTCCCTAAGCCACCCGTAAATACAAATGCCGCTGCTACGCTACCATCGGATATACTGAAAGCAGAAGATTCAAAAAAGTCGTCACTACCATCAAAATCCATCGCAGTCTTCCCGTTCTCCGTCACCACGCCCGTAACGCTGTCGTAAATCTTTGGCTGATTCGCCGCCGTTACTTGAGCAGCATGATTTCCATTCCCAGACTGATCTTTCCACTCAACTACATAACAGTTTGGGGAACCTTGTACAAACTGAGACAAAGTTACAAGCGGGGTACCTGGGTTAAATGTCCCTTGTGTAGCCCCAGTTGTAGTCTCTGCTACGTTCTTAACAATAGAGTTTAAGCTAAACTCCCCATTAATATCTGCATATACATCTACTTCAATGCCATCAGAATCTCTCCTTATAGTTACAAGAGGTCCTGTGTAATTAGAGTGTAATGATCTCAATGAGTAAGCAGCAGCTGCCCCACCGTATTGGTCTAATAGCTTCTTAGGCTTAGCGTAGATTGAGTAGTGGTTGTTTATGTCTGATTCTATTTTCGTGCGGTTGCTGCTTTGGTCGGAGGCGTATAAAATAACTTCTTGAACAGGCCCGCTCCATTGCCTACCGCTATACCCCTCACCAATATTTACTAAGGTGTCCGTG